CAACCCATACGGGATTAATTGGCGGTTATGGTTCAGGCAAATCTTTTGCGGGTGTTTTAAAAACTACTTTAATGAAATTGAAATACCCAGCTATTCCGGTAGCTTACTATTTACCAACGTACGGACTTATAGAAGATGTGGCGATACCTAAATTTGCCGAACTTTTGACGAATATGAACATACCGTACGTTCTAAACCAATCAAAACATTTTTTTAACACTAAGTACGGTAAGATAATTTTACGTTCTATGTCAAACCCAGAGCGCATTGTAGGGTATGAAGTTGGTTATTCGTTAATTGACGAAACAGATATACTTTCTAAAGATGCGATGAGCGATGTATTCGTAAAGATTATCGCAAGAAACCGCTGCAAGTTGCCTAATGGGGATAAAAATAAAACAGATGTAGTAGGTACACCAGAGGGATTTAAGTGGGCCTATGAGTTTTTCGTAACCAAAACAAAGGCAAACCGCAAAATGATAAAGGGTAAAACTTTAGACAACCCCTTTATTCCAGAAGAATACATTGAAACGCTTTCAGACATTTATACACCTCAACAACTAGAAGCATACCTTAATGGCGAGTTTGTCAACCTAACGAGCGGTAACGTTTACCACCACTTTGACAGGGTAGAAAACAACTCAATAAGAGAAATACAATCAAATGATGTGCTGCATATCGGAATGGATTTTAACATCACTAAAATGAATGCAGTGGTCCACGTAATTGACGGCAACATTAAAACCGCGGTTGCTGAAATTGTCAATGCTTATGATACTTTTGAAATGGTTTCTTTGATTCAGTCAAAATACGCGGGCCATTCAATCGTAATTTACCCAGATGCTAGTGGCGACAATAGAAAGTCAAGCGGTAAAAGCGATATAATAGTACTACGCGATGCAGGTTTTAATATAAGAAAACCAAACAAGAACCCATTTGTAAAGGACCGAGTAAACGCCGTTAACGCTGCTTTTAAGAACGCAAAAGGCGAAAGGGTATATTTTATCAATACAAATAACTGCCCTGTTTACACAGAAGCCACAGAGCGACAAACATACAAGAATGGAGAACCCGACAAAACAACAGGCTTTGACCACATAACAGAAGCCGCTGGATATTTTATTAATATACAACGTAAAGCACCTATGCCACTATGACACAAAAAGAAACCACACGCATGCACTTGCGCAGATTTTTTCCTTATTTAAAAAAAGAATATAGGAAGCTAGAAAAAAAAGAGTTAAGAAAAAAAGAAACGTTAAAAGAACTATTCGGCAATGATGAAACAGACATTAAAAAGCTTAAAGTTATTTTTGATTATCAAAATCTTGTTTAAAATTGACGTTACTTTTAAAAATGCGGGTCGTTTCATAGACCTAGAAACGTTTATTAAAGACGAAGATGATGCCGCATTTATTAAAGCGACTGTAAGGCCCAGACTTTGGTTTATAAAGATACCAGAGTTTGTGAAGCGTTTTGCAGTCGCTTTATATTTGCAAGAAGCCGAAGAAGTAAAAGCCAATTTTCCGTGGATTTACAACCCTCCACAGTTTGCCAACACAAGCGAAACAACGCAGGGAAGTATAGAGCGACAAAACTTTTCTTTGACGTACGGAGGTTATACTGAAATGGTATATCTTTGCTCTACCTTTGAAGGCGTAAGTCCTAAAGTTATTTTTAACTACGAAACAAATTATTTTCTGTTTTGGGCTGAATACTTATTAAGAAAAAGAACCGTTGAAAATTTAAAATAAAATGAACGAATTATACTTATTAACAGATTTTTTAATCAATAAATTTTCGGAAAACGATTTAGTTAATACGGTTACTTTGGTAGAAACAAAGCATATTGACAACAACAAAGAAAACATATACAGCCTTGTTAATATAGACTATTTAGAAAGCGATACTTTAGAAGATGCAATAGTTGCTACTTTTTTAATTACGGTAGTGCAGCAGCGAGATATACGCCCTAAAAAGACGGACAGCAAGTTAAGACTAGATACAAATTTGATTGATAACCTAGGGGAAACGCTTGCAATAATTACAAGGTTTTTAAACCAGATGCGAAGTAATAATTTTTCGAATAATATAGAGTTGTTTTCAAACACGCAAGCGAGTAAGCTTGAGAATTTTAACAAAAACGCTCTAGACGGACACCAGATTACGATTGAATTAGCAATGTCTAATTTAGGAAGCGGGTGCTAATAACAAAAGAAACAAGGGTAATTGCGGAAAAGGTGGTTAATTTATCCAAAGCGACAGCGAAAAGGGACACAGGATTTTTAAAAAGGTCTATATCTTACACAGTTGAAAAAAATGTGTTTATTTTTGTTGAGGTTTTTTACGGTCAATTTGGAACCAACTCAAAGTTAGAGCAAAATGCAAGACGGCTAATGCCGAGCGGAGTAAAGTGGCGAATGCGTTACACGGACATTACTGGAAAAGTAGTTGAAAATGAAAGGGTGCAAACAGGTAGAAATTCAATTAATAAAATAGTTGACACTATTGGAAGGCAAAGCACAACGGCGGTAACCGCACTAATTAACAAAATTAAAGGTTTTGGCAAGAAGAAGGACACGGAAACAAATAGACGCTGATAAAATCATTAGGGCACAGTTAATGGATTTAGGCGAAAAAATATACGAGCAAGCAAGGGAACGATCGCGAGTTGCAAAAGATTTGTATTATAAAAGTGACAGAGTACAGCCCCAGGGAACTTTAAGAAAAGCGGGAGGTACTTTAAGAGATTCTGTAAACTACAAGCCGTTAAAAGATACGGTACTTTTAGTAGTGCAAGTAAATTACGGTAAATTTCAAGAGCCTAACGAGTTGCAAGTAGCAATAGATGATAATTTAGAGGGAACAGTTAACTTAATAGTTGGTGAAATTATGGAACAAATAACAGGAAATTATGACAGTAAGTAAAATTAATATCAACCATACGGCAAACATACTTTATATCCAAAAGTATGTAATTTCTTACATAGATACAAACACCAACATCACAAACAATATAACCGTAACAAATGAAAGCGGCGGTGCGCTTACTGCTGGTGGATGGGTTAACTATTTTATAGTAAATGCCTTTTACCCTACTAGCCTTTTTATAGCGCAAATAACAGGTAGTTCTTCTTTTAGTTTTCAAAGCTTAGAATCAAACATCGTTTTAACAGGTTACAAAGGTTATACTGCACCTGTTTTCGGTAATGTAACAGAAATAACAAGCGGGTTCACTTTTTCGATTGTTAACGTTAGCGTGCCAGATATTAACCCAGAATCCGTTGCATTACCAGTTGATGCGCGCACAGCGATTGACGGCGAAAGTAAAATAAAACTTATTAACAGCCCCTTATTTATTCGTGAAAACGCAACCGAACAAACAAAGTCTGTAACCGTTAATATATACATTTGGGATGGCGAACAAGACAGAACAATTAACCAGCCAACGGTAATATTAAAAAAAGACAAAGTAAGTAAATCAGACAATTACATATCGCTGGAAATTTCCGATATCGTAAGACCTTTTATCAAACCGCGCTTTGCTTATAATAGAGCCGCTGCGCCAGCGATTACAAATCAAGGTGTTTTTTTACAGGCGCAAATAATTAACATTAATTTTGATGCAAGCCAAACAACGCGATATACGAACACATTTTTTTGTACCCTAGGTTATAGATGGAACTACGAACAAAACCTTATAGAAGATAACGGAGTGCAAAACTATAGTGCGAGTGGCTTTGTTATTCCTGTTGAAAAATGGTTTAATCCAAAGATAAGCAACTATTTTAATCAGACTTTTAATTTTACTAGAACGGTTGAACAAGGCAGCACTAAAAATATGGTCAATTACATTGCGGTAACCCCTACAAAATTACGATGCACTTTAGACCCTTGTTTAATAGTTTTCATAAATAAGCTGGGACTTTGGGATTCGTTTACACCGCACGGTAAGAAAACAGCGAGCGTAAAAGTAAACCGCACGGTAAGCAATATATCACATCGGGACCCTTCGCAAGTTGATAACACTTATAAACATTCTAAGCAAATAACGGCTATTGATGCCGAGCAATCTTACTTAATTAACACAGGCGCGCTAGATGAAAACATGACTTCAATAGTTGAAGAATTAATTTACAGCCCTGTTGTTTATTTGATTAATTTTAAAGGGGATTTAGAAACAGTTACCACGGTCGGTATAACGATTGATAACGCTGTTTTAAGCATTGACAACAATGATATAACAATAGATAGCCAAACCATAACAGAAAATGCTCTAGGGTACTTTAAAACACACCAGCAAATACCAGTAGTGATAACAGATGAAGATTTCACACGCAAAACTAGATTAAATGACAAAATAGCGATTGACTACAGCTTAAAATTAGCAGAAACAAACAACAAAATAAACAATATACGATGATAACAGAAGTATATGTATCGCTTGACGGATTGAACTATAACAAATTAGACCTCATAAAAGATGAATCAATTCCTATGCGATACACTTTTGTTGATACTAAGGACATTTCCAAGGTGTTTTCGCCTTATTCTTTAGGCTTTACTTTTGATGCAACACCTAGCAACCTGTTTGCGCTGGGTTATTTTGGCAATACTGACGTAATAAAGCCCTCTGACCTGCGCAAAGTTAGCGCAAAGGTTTACGTTGGTAGCCTTTTAAACCAAACAGGGCTATTAAAACTCGAAAAAATAGCCTATAAAATGGGCAAGCCTTCGGTTATTACCGCAAGTTTCTCAACTAGCTTAACAAACCTAAAGGACAAAATAGGTGATGATACAATAGATTCACTAGGTAGTCTAA